GGCCCCGTCGATGCCGGTCACGTAGACAAAGCCGTGGACGGGCTGCTGCTGGACGGGAACCGAGGGGTTGCCGGGTTGCGTCAGCATCGGGGACGTCCCTGCCGTCATGTAACCCTGCGGCTGGAACTGGCCGAACTGCTGGCTTGGGAGGAACGGATTCTGATATGGCATCGTCTTACCTCGCAATATGGGAGCAGCCGCCCTCTTTGTTGGCGGCTGCTCCTTGATTTTTAGACAGGTATCCCATGTCTAGTAGTATAGCGCAGGCAAAATGCAAGGTAAAGGGTTAATGTTGCATTATTATAGGGTTTTGACTCAACATGTTTTCAACATTCTGCATATTGCCTGCCGTCTGATGCGGGCGGAGGCCGCTACTTGCGGCTCGGGACTGACGTGTGACGTCACCTTCCTTGCGGCCCATGCGCGGCCACACGAGGTGGCCGCGCGCTGACCTGATGAGACTGGAAAGATTACAGGCAGAAGCCGGGGACAACCCCAATCGCCTGACTGGCGTAGTAGTATTCCGCGATGCTGTTGCTGTTGACACGACGGAAGCTGCCCTGAGAATAGGCCGACCGCAGCCACCAATAGTTGGCGGAACCGGACTGGTCGTACTTGATGCGGCTGGCAGCATCCTTGAATACGCCGGTGTAGACCGTACCCGTCTGCTCGTAGCTGGTGCCGCCGAAGACCTCGCGGGCGCTCGGAATCCAGAGCTTGTCGGTCGTGGTCTGGTCATGCGTGATGCCTGTCTCACCCGGAACGATGTAGTCGCTGTACTTCGTGACGGGCACGATGGCGCTGCTGACGTAGGACGGGACCAATGGGAGAATGGTGTCCTCAAGGTACGTCCGCATCTCCGAGTGCTCCCAGCCGCCGTTGGCGCCCGTGCCTTGGGTGCCGTTGTTGTCTGCCGGGTTCATGCGGTGATGGGTGGCAAGCATCTGCTTCGCAACGAAGGACACGTGCGACCCGTCCTCATCGAAGGCCACAATCTGCATGTCTACCTTGCCCTCGGTGCCGAGGTCCAACGGGAGGGTATCACCGATGGAGTAGTCGGTCTTGAGCGTTCCGTTGGTGATGGAGGTCTTGAGGGCTGTCCACTTTTCCTCTTCCGTGGGATGGTGGCCGATGGTGAAGCCGAATACCACGTTAGTTTTTCCACTAGCGCTAGAGTAGTCCGTGCTTCCGAAGCTGCCAACACTACAGAACTGGGTGGCCGAATAGGCCGACCGCAGCCCCCAACCGACGGCAGAACCTGACTGGTTTCTCCTAACTCGGTCCGTGTTGTTACTGAATAGGCCGCTGTAATGCTCTCCCTGCGTCTCGTATGTGGTTCCTCCGAAAACCTCATGCGCGGAGAGCAGCCAGAGCTTGTCGGTGGTGACCACGCCATCATGGACGATTGCGCCGTTCTCGTAGCCGTCGCTGTACTTGGTAACCGCCGCAATGGAAGACTGAAGCTCGGGTGGGAGCAGCGCGAAGATGTCTATATTGAGATACGTGCGCATTTCGGAGTCTGACCAGCCGCCCGCAGTCGTAGCTGTTGCGTTCATGCGATGGCTTGTAGCGAGCAGTCCCCTCGTGACAAACGTCAGGCCGGTCTTGTCAACCTTCGCAACTTGTGCGTAGACCTTACCTTCGCTGCCAACGTCCAGCAGCTTCGTGTCGCCGATGGAGTACTTGTTCGCCGTGCCGTTGTTCGTAGCGGCGATGATGTTGGTCCAAGAATCGCGAATGGAGCTGTAGTCTGTCGTCGGGTACTCGGACAGCGGGAGGATGAGGAACTTGCCCCATTTGGAGTCGGCCTTGTAGGTGTCAACAATCGCGTCGGGAACGAAGATGGCACCGTTGCCATTGGCGATTGACGTACCATTGAGGGCCAAGGTTGAAGAGAGCGTAGACATGGTCGCAGAGCGGATGACAAGCGACTCAAGCTTGGCGCAGCCGTTGAATGCGCCTTCGCCGATGGTTGTCGCACTGGTGCTCGTCAGGTCGACAGTGGTCAGCGCAGTGGTGTTGTCGAAGGCGTACGAGCCGATGGACGTGGCGCTCGTCGTGGCCGTTGTGAGAGCCGTGTGGAAACGGAATATGCTCCCGGCAACCGTCGTCGCCGTGTCGCTCACGTAGTCCGTCATCGTGCCCTCGACGTACTGGATGACAGGAGAGCGCGTGTCGCGGTACTGCGCGTAGAAGTCGGTCGCCGCACGGATGTTCGTGAGAGCCTTGTCCCAGCCGGTGAACTCCCAGTAGCTCTCGCCGGAGGGGTTCGTCGGCGTGGTGCCGCTGTAGACAGCCGCGCTGCCCTCCTGCACGCGGGTGGTCTGGAGCAGCGTGCCTGAGCTGGACGAAGACGTGCCGCTGTAGAAGCGCACCTGATACGTCGGGATGTAGATTGCGGTGTACGTCGTGTCGCCGGTGATGGGTCCGACAGCGGGGTTCCAGCCGGTGGACGTCTCGCCCTGATACGTAGGCGTGGTGCCGTTGTACGTGGGCGTGGTGCCATACGGCACGTTCTGGTCCGTCTCCAGCGTGGTGTTGTCGGCGTTCTTCCACGTCACGGTGTACGTGCGCGTGGTGGCGGTGTAGGCCGCGTACACGCTGCGGTCCGCGCCGACGTTTTGCGTGGCTGTCGGGTCTGCGACCGACTGGTCCGTGTAGGGCGACCATCCGACGAAGGAGTAGCTGTACTGCGCCGTGCTGGTGCGGGTCGGCGTGCCGCCCCACGTGCCGTTGCCGCCGTCTGCGACGTTCTCCGTGTGCAGCAGGGTCTCGCCGTCCCAGCTGTAGTAGCTGAGCACGGAGCTGATGTGCTGGTAGGTGATGGTCACGTCGGGATAGCGCGCGTTCATCTGCGCCAGCCAAGAGCCGGTGATGGTGCCAAGGCCGGTGATGGTTCCCTGAACGACGGGTGCGGGCAGGTTGTTGCCGGACTCGTCGAGGCCGCGCATCGTGTCGAGGTAGTCGAAGAAGTCCTCGACGTCGTCGGTGGACTCGGCAAGCGCGGTGAAGCCAAGGATGCGCACGCGGGAGTTCTCGGGCATCTGGTCGAGGATGTCGAGCACCGGGATGGCGGAGCCGCTGTTCTCCACGCGCAGGGTCGTGATGGAGCTGTAGTCGTTGCCCTCCATGCTGAAGCTCGTGATACCCGGCTGGCTCAGGACCGTGAGGTTCGTGATGGTATCCGGAAGCGACAGGGTCTTCATGATGCCACCGGACGGCAGGGAGACGGACGTGACCGCCGTGCCGTCAAGGTACACGTACTCGACGTTGCTCGCGCCGCTGAAGTCCAGCGCGCCGCTCAGGGCGGTGCAGTTGCGGGCGTCGATGGTGCGGAGCAGGGAGTTGTTGCCGACGTACAGCTGCGTCAGGTTCGGGTTGGTGTAGCCGGTGGCGTTGGAGCCGACGCGGATGTCCTGAAGGTTGACGGCTGCGCGGAAGTCCGCACGGCCAACCTTGAGCGGCGACAGGTCGCCGACAGACGCAAGCTGCGGGGCGGAGAAAATCCATATCTCCGAATCGTTGAGCGTGTCGATGGGGCAGACGAGGGTCGTGGGCACGCCATGGGTGCCGCGCTCGGTTACCGTGTAGGACGCATAGCGCACTGCGGGATAGATGTCGCTGTACGGCGTGACGGTGATGTTGGCCTTGGCGTAGCCGCGCAGCTCGATGATGTTGTTGCGGGCGTCGCCTGCGGTCCACTTGCTGTCCATGTACCTAAATCTATTGTACAGCCACCACTTGCGCTGCTCGGCCTTGGAGCCTTGCGCCATGGGCAGGTAGCTCGCAGTCGGGGTCTTGCCTGCTGCGGGGCTGATGAGCGGACCGATGTACTTAACCCAAGCATCCTCGTTGAAGACGGCCTCGGGCCACTTGGCCTGATGGCTGGTGAAGCGCTGTTGCACCACGTCGTAGGACAGCACGCCATTGGAGCGCAGCGTGCGGTACATCTGGGAAATCTCGGTGCCGAAGGCGTCGCGTACGTTGCACCAGAGCACGGAGTTCTGGCCGTTGAAGACGTTCGCGCCACCGGGCAGATGGTCGGTATCTTCGAGCGAGTATCCGAAGGTGAGGGCACCCTCATTGTTGCTATTCTCTGTTACTTGTATGACCTGCGCTCGAAGCAGGCGGGGACGGTTCTTCTTGAAGGGGTCTGGCTACCCCTGACCGCCCCTCCGCAGTTTCATTTCGTGGGGATTATCGCTGCGGTTCAGACTGTTGCATCACCGATTGCTCGGCGTCTCCTCGCTCAGTCGTTGTAGGCGGGACCAAGCGGTCCCTTCCTAGGCGTTGCCCTTCCCGTAGGGTGTTCGCCGTGTATCAGAGGAAGATTTTTTTAGATTGGCACCAACTAGGCAGCTTGACCGAACAAGCTATGTAGATTTTGTGAAATGCCAATCGCCGTATCCATGTCATACGGCTCCGCAACTGCTTTGCGGTCGATGTGCTGAAGTCCCGTCGCCGGTCCGCCGGAGAAGCCGATGAACAGGTTCTTGGCACGCGAGTCGACCATCAGGAACAGCTCGGTGAAGATGTAGTAGAAGATGAACGAATCAACTTCTGCATAGTTTCCGAACTCGTTCTTAAACTTGGACAGACGGTACGCTGCGGTGTCGGTCGTGTACGTGACATCCTCGGTGACAAGGCGCTCCTCGTAGGTGACCTCGCCCGTCTCCGGGTTGGTGACCTCGTCGAGGACGACGTGCGTCTCCTGATAGGTCACGGGAGCCGCAAGCGCGTCGCCGGTCGCTCCGTTGCGGTAGGTGCTGAAGACGAACGACTGGAACTCCTGAAGCTTGTCGATGTCCACCCACTCATCGGACGGGAAGCGAGCCTCGTAGTCGTAGCGCCACGTCTCCTTGGTCTCGCCCGTGTCGGGGTCGACGCGCGGGGCCATGCTGAACGTGTCGGAGAGGAACAGCATGAGGTTCGAGGTGTTGTTCTGGAACTCCCACGACTCCATGTCGCCGCTGTAGCCATAGGGACCGGGCGCACGCTTGGGCAGGTTGAAGTTGCCTCGGCTATAGAAGCGCGTCTCGTTCGTCGTGGTGTTGTGCCAGAACAGGACCATCGGGTAGCCGTCGATGCCCTTGCGGACCTTGGCGTTGGCAAGCTCCTCGGGGCGCTTGTACGGGTCCGTGTCGCAGAACAGCTTGACCAGCTCGACGTTGTTCGCGCCCTCGGACGACGCGACGTCGGCCTTGATGACGAAGCGGTTGAACGGGACGACCGTGGGCGCGAGCGCGTAGGTGTCCGCGTGCTCGCCGGACTGCGTCATCTCGAAGCCGTTCTTGAACTGTAGGTCGAAGTTCTTCACGTCGTAGACTGCGGACGAGGTGCCCTGCACGTTAATCTGGCAACCGGTGAACGAGAAGGACTTGGCCGCGTTCTGCGGGTCGACGTAGTAGCCGGAGACCGTCTTCTTGTCGCCCTTGTACTGCGGAAGCTCCTCCGCCTCGATGACCATGTAGGGCAGGTCGGAGGGAAGGTTCTCGATGGTGATGTTGCCGTACTCGTCGTAGACGTTGTTGTGCTGGTAGCGGGAAAGCATCAGCGTGACGTCCTGCGTGTCCGCAATCCAGTTGTTGAGAATCTGGTACCTCGTGAGGTCGTTGTCGTACACGCGGATGCAGTAGATGTCCGTCGCGCAGTAGCCGTTGCCGATGGTGATGTTCACCGGCACCTGCTGCGAGAAGTCGTCGTTGTCCGGGTACTGCACGACCTGCGACATGATGCCGTTCACGTACAGCAGCAGCAAGCGGTTCTCGTTGCGCTTCTCCGCGACGAAGGAGACGCGCACGTGCTCGTCCTCCTTGTACTGCATCGACACGCTCGACTGCTCGGATGCGAGCAGCGCCTGCTGCGCCGTGAGCTTGAAGCCACGGTCGCCGGACCAGCAGGAGATGACCACGGCGTCGTAGTCGTAGATGTCGCGCGTCGCGAACTCGAACTCAAGCGTCTTGCCGGTCGAGCGGAAGTCGTTCGCGAACGGCTGGTACGGGATGGAGACGCGCGCCTCGTTGGCCACGCGCAGGGCGGTGAAGCCGTCCTCGTCGGTAATCCAGCCATCGGACACGAAGTTGAAGTCCGTGAGCGTCGCGCTGATGTGGTTGTCCGCGTCCTCCCAGACCTCCGGGTGCGCCTCGTTGTTGGAGCGACCGTTAGCCGTCAGGTGCAGGGACAGGTTCGCCGTCTCCGCGTACACGTCGATGTCGGACTGGGTGACCGTGAGCGCAAAGCTCTTGGTGATGGTGCCGACAGCGATGGTCAGGGTCAGCGAGCCGACGCTGTTGGCGCGGTAGCTCCAGACGTGCTCGGTGCGGTCCATCGTCAGCGAGGACACCTGCTGGCCGTTCGCGGACAGCACGACCTGAGACGTCAGGCTGTTCGGCGTGTAGACCGTGTACGGGATTGCCAGCGTCTCGTACTGCGCGGCGGTGGTGCCGACGTACGAGGACGAGATGATGGGCACGTTCGACGACGGGTTGACGACCACCAGCGAGTGCACGAGCGTGTTGGACGAAACGGTCTGCCCGTTGATTTGCGCGGTGAACCACACCCTGAGCAGGTGCGCGCCGTGCGTCATGCCGGGTAGGTTCTTGGTCTGCTGACGACCGGACGTGGTGACGGTTTCGGTCGTAAGCTCGGTGCCGTCGACCTCGAAGTGCACCGTCTTGTCCACGGCTCCGACCGGCGTGTAGGTGTACTCCACGACGGAGCCTGCGGCGAAGGTGCCGGAGGTGTCGAACGCGGAGCGGATGGACAGGTCGGCGACGCTGATGGTGAATGTCTTCGTGTTTGACTGGTCGTAGACGTCCGTAATCTTGAGCTTGACCTTGCGGTTGCCAACGGACAGGAACGGCGACACGTCGATGGAGACCGTTCCCTGCTCGACCGTGCGCATGACCTTGACCACGTTGTCGACGGTCACGGTCAGCGTGCCGTCGCCCGTCGCGAGGCCGTTCTCGATGGACGACCACAGCACGGACAGGACGCACTCGGCTCCCGTGCTGACGCTTGTGGAAATCCAGCCGGTCGTGTTCTCGACCGTGAGCTTGGCGTCGACCGTCGCGCCGCCGCCTCCCCCGCCTCCGCCGCCGAACGTGGCGGGAATCGCGTTCGTGGAACGCTCGTCACGGTACGTGACGTAGAGCATCTTCTCATCCTCGTCGTAGTCGAGGCCGAGGTCGTCGACGTCGATGCTCACGTTCGCGAGGTCAGTCTCAAGCTGGCTGACCTTCGCCTTGACGCCGTCAGGGTCAAGCTTATCGTCTGTCACCGATGCGTCGGCAAGCTGCGAGGTGCCGACGCTGTTCGGCTTGCGGGCGTACTGCTTGAGTCCCGCAATGAGGTTGGCATGACCACCGGGGTTTAGGACTTCGAATGTCTCTTGGTCTGCCATCAGCCCTCCTTTCCTTTCTCTTCCTTCTTGTCACCCACCACCTCGTCCAAGAGGCGTAGGGCGGCAAGGATGGTCTTGGGCGGCTCCTCGGGGACGACTCCCCTCTCAGCCGCCATGTCCACGATTGTCGGTACGACGGTGTCGGCCATCAGTCCGCCTCTCCCCTGTTGATGAGCGCGTCGATTTCGCTGTTCGGCAAAGCCTGCGCGTTCGCCTCCGGGATTGACGTGATTCCGTCAATCTTCGCCGCCAGCACGAGGACCGCGCTGATGACGTCGTCAGGCACCGGCACGCTGTCTCCGAAGTAGCGGTGGACGACGTTCTGTATGGTCTCGACGACTGTGTCCCCACGCAACTCCTCTGTGTCGATTGCCACTTGACCCTCCCTTCTAGTTGAGCATTGCTGCTATTTCCGCGTCAGTGACCACGCGGAACATGCCCGATGCGAGCTTGTCCACCGTCACTGAGCCGTCGAGAATCTTGTCGGTGGTCACGGCGTCGCCGTGCAGCTTAGCCGCCGTGACGGAGCCATCAACCAGCTCCAAGGTGTCGACGGAGTTGTCCGCCATGTTGTAGTTGGTGACCGCGTCCTGCGCGAGCTTGGCGTTCGTGACCGCGTTCGGCGCAATCTTCTCGGTGTCGATGCCGTTTGGCTGGACCGTCGTGACCTTCTCGGGATGGTCGTCGAGCCACTGCTTGACCATGGCGTCCATCTCGTCGTCGTAGTCCTTGCCCTCGGTCATGCCGTCAGTGCCTGAGCGGAGCACAACGACCGTGAACGACTCCGTGCTCGCGATGACCGTGGTCCCCTGCCGAAGCTCGAAGTACGCCTCGGTGCGGCCTGCGACGGAGCATGCCGACGTCTCGTCGACGTTGTGGGTGATGACGCCGTTCGCGTAAGTCGCGGTCTTCCGGTAGTAGTGCTGGTTGTCGGGCAGGTCCATGACCATATACACGGTGAGGTTCGACGCCGGGAGCGTGGAGCTGGTGACCGCCGTGCCATGGTCATAGAGGGTGGCGATGATGGTCGTGCCTAGCTTGTCCCCCTGCCGCATGATGACCGTTGTACCTCTGTGCCTCTTGTCGAGGTCGAGGTCGATGTTGTAGGTGTTCACATGACCTGCCTTTCGGTATGAGAAAAGGGACCCACCCCAGACGGGGCGGGTCCCTTGCTCTTGCGGGATTGCTCCCGCCTATGGTCCGACGTTAGTCCGCGAGCTTGTGCTGGCGGATGTAGTCGCGGATTGCGTTGATGTGGGAGCGAAGCTCCTCGTCGACGACGAAGAAGGACTCCTTGGTGTTGGTGTCAATCATGTCGCCGGTCTCGTCGTTGATGGTGTCGTAGGTGAACGACACGCGGTCGCCGCCGTTGACGTTCAGTGCCATAAAGCTGCTGATTTGCTTCATTGGTCCTCCTTATGCTGCAAGCTCGTCGTCATACATCTGCTCAAGCTCTGCTATTGGGTCATTGTACAGGCTCTCGATTTCATCTGCCACATCTTCGATGTTGGGGATGTCGCCAGCATGTCTGGCTGCGGCGTTATCCACCATGTCGCTGTTCTCGCGCATGCCAACGTTTGGGGCCTCATACTGGGAGAAACTGTCTAGGCGTATGTTCTCGACGCCTATCTGATGAGCCTTTAGCTCCCAGTCGAACGCAAGGTTTGGCGTGCCCTGTACCACGAAGTAGTTCTCGTGCTTCTCTGCAACCCACAGGTCTCCGGGGCCGCACTTTTGCAGGAACACCTGATATGCGTAGTCGGTACGCGCCGTCTCAGAGAAGATGTCATCAATGGAGACGTATGCGTATCCGTCCTCGTCGAGAACGCTGCTGCCCAAGTCGCCGAACATCGGGGCGGGAGTCTCATAGCAGAAGAGAAGGCGGTCATTGTAGTTCTCGGTTTCGATGAGTCGTGACTTGATGTTGGTCGACACCGTACCGCTGCACGACAGCGTGCCGCCACGCACTGTGAGGCTACCGTTAACGTATGCTTGACCGTTGTTGGTTGTGTTGCTGCCTATGTTTAGCGACTTCGCTGATATGCTTCCGGTAAGATTGCTGCTTCCGGTAGACAGGTCGTCGGATGCGCTCCCGACATACAAGTACGGCCCTATGCGTATCGTGTTCCTGTCGACGGTGTTTATGATGTCACCAACGGTAAGTCGGGCATATCCAGATGAGCTGCTATTTGCCTGAGCGATTGTGACTTCGCGATTAAACGTAGCCGTGCTGTCAAACTGAGCTGGAGCGGTGAACTGGGTTGTTGTGGAGCTTAACGTAAAACCGGGCATATGGACGCTGTCTTTGCCAATAGTAAGCACGGGATACACAGAACTCCATTGTGCGGCTGACGCATCCGGATACACTTTGATTGACTTTGGACCCATCTCAATCATGGACCTATTGGCGTAGGCGTCCTCGTAACAGCTCCATATTTGCAAAACGTGCTTCGAGACGATTATGTCCCTGCCATATGACCCAGCGGACTGCGAGTCTGTCCCGTGAGGGAACAACCAAATGAACGACGTTTCGTCGCCAAGCGGATTCGCGGTAGTTGGTGCGGTGCGATTACTTATCTTGAGTCCCGGAAGATACCTTGTGTTTCCTCCCCACGCACTGCCTGTTATCGCATCGTAAAAGCTTGCATCGACAACCGAAACATATCCGTGCTTGGTCAGGATGCTCGCTCCAGACGTAAGCCCCTCTGCTCCGGTTGCCATGTTGTAGAACATCCGGAGAATCAGCTCGCCGGTGTCGAGATTCCAGTAGTTGCTGTTGGTTGCGTTGCCGATGTAGCCCGATGTGACCTTGACTGCCGTGACGAGGTCGGAAACTATATGGCCGGAGTCGAGGATGGTCTTGAAGTCCCAGTCGTCAATTCCGGCAAACGGAGTCTTCTTCGAGTCGGCTATGCGAAGGTAGCCGCCCTTCAGCTGAACGACCCTCTCTGCCTCGCTGCCGACAAGCGGGTCGCTGACTGCCGTATTATAGGTAATCAGTCCCTCCCCCGGAACAAGATATGAGTATCCGCCAGTGGCGTTGATTTCCGTGTTGATACGGTTAAGCAGCTCGTCGATGTACCTCGCCGTGGTCATCTCGGCGAGGCTCTGGTAGATGCGGTTGTTCTGCGCCTCAAGCTCGTCGAACGATGCGCCAATCGCGCTGACAACGTCTGTCAGCGTGTCGCGCAGTTGCCCAATGGTAATGCTCGTGTTTGCCCTCGGCGAAAGCTCGTCTACTTCCATCTTGATAACGCGACCTGAGATGCGCAACCCGGCGTCTTCGTTGAAGCCATAGTCGACGACCTGAACCTCGTCACCCAGCGTGACGCCATGCACATCCATGCCCGCCTGAGCAAGCTGCACCACATCTGCCTCGTAGGTCACGCCGGGTCGCGTGTGGTTATGCAGGTCCTCCATTGCAGCCGCGAGCAGCAGCTCGGGGTCGTCTTCGTCGCTGTAGGTAACAGCAACCGTTGGGTATATCCAGCCACCATTTCCATCGGAGCGACGGAAGACCGCAGCGGCCTCATCATCCTGAATCCAGTAAGGTCCGGGATTCTGTTCGGTCCCCGTCTCCTCGGTGATGTCCAACGGCCAGTCGAACGTAGTCTTGTCGTCATCCGCGTACTCAGGCTTGCTGTCCTTTTTCTTGCCCAGAGGAACCACGCGACAATAGTACGGGCCGGGGTCGGGCGTGCGCTTGACACTGGTGAGGTCATGGCCCCAGTCGAAGCGACGCAATGCTTCCTCGTTGCCCAGATGGGCCTTTAGACAAAGCTTGCGCGCGGTCACGCCGAAAACGTTGCTGACCTCGATTTCGGCGTCGACCTCGCACTCCATGACTTCGACCGCCTTGGACAGTCTCGACCACGCCGACTCGTAGATGAATATGGCACCTTTTCCCGATGGTACGGGTGCGGCATCGCATGGACCAACGGTCCAGTACGGCACGTCCTGTAGGATTGTCGCCGCCACTTGCTGCGACTGCTTCGGCATATCGCCGTAGCCAATCTCGGCGTGCGTGTGACTGTATGCGTGGGTCAGGTCGTACTGCAAGGACCACACGAGGTTGTACGTGTGAACGGAGTGCTTTCCCGAATCGTGCAAGTCCTCTATCTCGGTGACGACATACTCGCGCCACTTGCCGGACCCATCGACCGTCAGGGCACGCCATCCCTCCTCAAGCTGGCGGAATGTCGTCAGGACAAGCTTGTGCTCGCCGTTGATTTCCTCCGTCCGGATGCGAGAGATGACGTCCTGTGGCGGAATCTCGGGGAGCGGCTGCATGTTCCGGTCGAAGAGGATGATGCGTTCGGTTGCGTAGGACACTTAGATGCTCCTCTCCTGCCACGTGAGCGTAGCCGCCCCAGTCCCCTCGTCCATGCGCGCGACGTGCTTGCCGGGTGTAAGCGTCGGCCAGTTCGAGTCGAGCGTAATCATCGACGTGGCACCGGCAAGCGTGCAAGACCGGGTCATGCCGTCTATGACGACCGCCCTAGCCGATGCCGACCCGGTCTTCATGTGGGCGAAGTCGACCTCGTCGAAGCGTACGCCCCAGACGGTGGAGCCTGAGCTGCGCACCGCTGCCGACGCCTCAATCCTTGCCGGTGCGGTCTGGTTCCCGTTGACGAAGAACGTCGCGCTTCCGCCGCTCGGAATGGTCACGCTGCGGACGTCGCCGTAACGCCTCGGGTCGCTTGCCACGAATGCAATCTCTAGGTAGCCGATACCGGTGCCGCCGATGCGGTCGCCTTCGGTTATGGACTCAAGGTACGCCATGTAGTACTCGTTCGGATGAGTGCGGAGCACCAGCTTGAGTTCTTCTCCGGTCATCAGGTGTGAGACAAGCGTGTCCCTTAGCGTCTCGAACTCGTCCCATGTCTTCTCAAAGAGGCGGCATTCGAGCATGATGTTGCGCGGCTCGTAGGTGACCTCCCGCAGGACCGTGCCGTGGCGTCCCGGCACGTCCTCGGTCGTGGCCCTCGCGGCGGGCGGGTCGTCGTGCACCCGCTCCACCACGATGCCAAGGTCTTCCAACACAAGGTCGCCGCAGACTGTCTTGGAGTTAGGTCCCATTTATCCCAGCCTTCCTGCGAGCTGCCGCGAAGCTTGCGCAGCCATCTTCTGGGACAGCACCTCGGCAAGCCTCTCGATGTCCGCATCCTCGCGAATGGTGACGTCGGACAGGTTCAGGTTCATCTCGATTTTGATTTCCGGTGCGGATGCGCCAACGTTGAACACGTCGCTCATCGCCTTGCTACGCTTGTTGCCAATGGTGTCAAGCGCCTCATATGCGGCGTCGACCGACATGGTCGGGTCAAATCCGTCCTCGACGATGTCGGACATCTTCTTGACCTGACGGTACAGGTCTGACTCCTTGTCCCTCATTCCGTCGATGAGGTTCTGAATCATCTCGCCGCCCCACTCGTCATCGTGCTTGAGTGGGCCTTCGTCAGGCGTAGAGTGATGGAAGTAGGAGTACGCGATGTTAGCCATGTTGCCAACCGCTGTATACATGATATTGGCAGCGGCCTGAACACCGGATGCAAAGTTGTTGGCCAAGTTGAAGCCTGACGAATAGGCAAAGCTGGTCTTTGAGTCGAGCGAGTATAGCGCTGCCTCGGCGATTGCGCGCGTCACGTTTGCTGCACTAGCGCCGCCCTTGGAAAGGCCGGTAACGTAGTTGCCTGTAGACTCCTCGCCCGTTTCGCCCATTGTTCCGGGAAGCTTGGAGGGGCCATCCATCGCACTAGCAACAACCTCGTCGCTTGCCGACTTGACATCCGTCCTTCCGCCAAGAAACGCGGATGCGATTGCGTTTGTCGCAATCTTGGTCGTGTTCTCAACAAGCGTTGGCATCTTGCCGTACGTCGTGTCGACGTCACTGACCGTTTCCTTGGTCGCGTTCGTCGCATCCCTACGACCAAGACCGAACGCCTTCGTGATGTTGTCGAACATGGTGTCAGCCGTCTTAATCATGCCCTCTTTGAGCATGTTGGCCTTGCTAATCATGTTGGCAGACTGGAACTCATACGCTCGCAGGGCGTCCTCTCCACCCTTTCGCAGAGCCTCAAGCTTCGCATCATTTGCGTCCTTGAGGGCTTGAAGCTGCGCGTCGTTGGAAGCCTTGATGCTGTCAAGCTCGGCCTGCTGGTTTGACTTCATGTTCTCCAGCGCCGCCTGCTGGTTCGCCTTCATGGCCTCCAGCTGTGCCGTCTGGTTCTCCTTCATGGCCTCCAGCTGCTCCGTCTGCGATTCCTTCAGAGCCTCAAGACGTTCGGTCTGCTGCTCTTTCAGCGCAACAAGCTGGTTGTCCAGATTCTCCTTCATGGCGTCGTACTCGGCTTGGTTGGCGGCTTTGAGCGCTTCGAGCTGTTCGTTGCGCGAGGTCTTGTATTGCTCGACTTCCGCGTCGTACTGCTCCTTGAGCGCAGCTTTGCGCGCGTCAAGCTCCTCCTTCATGGCCGTCTTCTCGTCCTTGAGACGTTCGATTTCGGCCTTGCGCGCATCCTCGTTGCGCTTCTGCTGCAACTCCTCGACGAAGTCGTTGAGGGCCTTCTCAGCCTCCGCGCGTCTACGCCGACTATTGGCGTTATCCACAGCAGCCTGAAGCTCGGCCCTTTTCTCTTCGTCCTTGCGGTCCTCGATGGCCTGCTTCTCCGCCTTGTTCTGGTCCTCAAGCGCCTTGATGCGCTCGTCGATGTCGTCGGTCTTGAACCCGTACTCAGCTTCAAGGAGCTTTACCCGCTGGTTGTACTCTCGCTCCATTGCCTTGAGCTTTTCGTCGGTCGCCTTGTTGAAGGCATCGACCTCAGCATCCTGCGAATCCTTGAGCGCCTGAAGCTGCTTGTCGTAAGCCTTCTTTCGCTCGTTGTACTCGTTGTCAAGGGTCTTCTGGAGTTCTTTGTATTGCTTGTCGTAAGCCTTCTGTGCCGCCTTGTACTGCTGGTCAAAATGCTTCTGTGCCGCCTTGTACTGGGCGTCATAGGAATCCTTTGCCGCCTTGTACTGGGCGTCGTAGGAGCGCTTCGCTGCCGTGTACTGGCTGTTGAGGCCAGCCTTCAGCTCGTTATATTGGTTGTCGAAGGTCTTCTTGTAGGACTTGTATATTGGGTCGGTGGTCTTCAGGCCGCTGCTCGTGTTGAGGCCGCTCATCATGTCGGCCACGCCGTTCTGCTCGGACGCGAGCTGGCGGAGCATGCTGATTGCCTCGGAGATGTTGCCCTTGTATGCGGCGGCGACCTTGGCCCAGTCACGCTCGGACAGCGACGAGAACTGGTCGGTGGAGACGCCAGCGGCCTCAAGCTCGGTCACAAGCTGAGCGACGCCAACTCCGACGTCGCTCAGCTTCCCCTTCGTCTGCTCCATCAGGGACTCCAAGCTTGCGACGTTGGCCTCCGCCTGTTCGACCTCGTCGGCGATTGTCTCGCCGTAGACCATGTTCTGCTGCTGCTCGCGGAGGTCGGCCAGAGCGTCCTTTGCCTCCTTCAGGTGCTTCACTATCTCGGGGTACTGCTTGATTGCCTGCTCGGCCTCGGTCGACCTCTTCCATGCGTCGTTGTGCTTCTTCAGCTCGTCGGTCGTGACGCTGAGCTGTCCGGCCTCCGCGTCGAGCACGCTGATGCTTGAGCCGGTGATGTCGTTGTACGCGGAGACTGCGGCGACCAGCTCGCCCTGCTCCTCCTTCGTGCGGGACGACTTCTCGGCCAGCTCCTCAATCTTGGCGATGTAGTCGTCGGCATCGCTCTCTGCGTCGTTGATGCCGGACCACGCCTCCTCAAGCTCGCCAGCGAGGTTGGCGTTGTCCTCGGTGACCGCCTTCGATGCGTCGCGTAGCAGGAACAGCTTCTCGGCGGCGTTCTCGACCTTGTCGCTGTACTCCTCGGTCGGCCCGCTCGAAGCGCTCATCGCGTTCTCAAGCCTGACCGTGGCGTCATACGCGAGCTGTGCCGCCTCCTCTTGTTTCTTGAGCGAGGTGTAGACGAGGCCGAACGCCGCAACGCCCGCAGCGGCGGCAATCGCAAGCGGACCGCCCATGATGGTCGCAAGGAAGCCAGTGCTCGTCGCCGCCCCTTCGGCTGCGGCTGACAGACCGGCAACCGACGTGGCGACGGTACCGACGCTGCTGGCCGACGTCCCGAACGCCGTGAGCATGGCGAGCCACCCGTTGTGGAACGTGCTGACGAGCGGAACGATGGCGGACAGTGCGATGGTCAGCCCGCCGAAGGTGACGATGGCAGACTTGACGGGGGCTGGCAGGGAGTTGAGCAGGTTGGTGAGCACGGCAAGGAAGTCTGATGCCGTCCTCATGGCGGGCACGAGGCTGTCGCCAAGTACGGCCCCAAGGTTCTGCGCGTTGTTCTTGAGCATCTGGAGGGCGCCGGAGAAGCCCTTAGACTTCTTCTCCGCCTCGTTGGCGGCGTCGCCCGCCTGACCCCACTGGTCGTTGATGCCGTTGAATGCGTCGCTCGACATCTGGAGCGCGTCGTCGAGGTTGCCGATGGTCTGCGTGAGGGCGAGCAGCGTCTGCTGCTGGCGAACGCCGGTGATGCCCATTTCCTCAAGCGCGGCGACCGCAGACTCGTCCGACTCCTTGAGCATGCGCAGGCCGTCGATGAAGGCGCGCAGCGTCTGGGTCGGGCTTGTCTGCCACGACTTGACGAACTCGTCGGAACTCATGTGTGCGATTGCGGCGAACTGTTGCAGGCTGTCGCCGCCTTTGGCCACCGCCTGCTCGATACCGGACACGGTGTTCGATATTGCGGTAGCCGCCGCCTCGGAGCGCTGTCCGGTGGCCGCGATGCTGGCCGACCATGCGAGCACTTCGTCTGCGGAGAAGTTGGCCGTCGCCGCGACCGCGCCGAAGCGCTGCGCGACAGCCATGATTGCGGACTCCTGCGCTGGCATGTTGTTGCCAAGGCGCACGAGCGCGTCCGAGAAGCCCTGCATGCCGTCGATGTCCAGTTGCAGGACGTTAGAAATCTGGCCAAGCTTGAGGGCCACGTCCTCCGCATCTATATCGGTGGCAATATCAAGATTTGAAGTAATTTTTCCAAATTGCGCCAAATCCTTCGTGAGTACTCCCAGCTGCCCTCCGAGCGCCTGCATCTCAAGCATAGTGTCGGCGCTGGTGAAGCTGGTCTGCGAGTACCTGATTGCGGACTCGCGAAGCGCCTCAAGCTCCTCCTCGGTTCCGTTGACCGTCTTGGTCATGTCGCGGAACGCCGAGTCGATTTCGTTCGAGGACTGGACAATCTCGCTGCCCATCCTGCGGAACTCCTGAGAAATCTGGTTGACCGCCTGCATGAAGGCGGCTTGGTCAATCTTCGGCGTGGCATCCGTCTTCCCGGACGCCTCGGCACCCTCGCGCAAGGTGTGGAGGTCGGTTGTGAGTTGCGCGATTTCAGTTCGAACCTCCAAGATGCGACGGGTATTCTCTTCCTTTGCCAGTTCGTCCAGTGCTCCGTCCGCCTCGCTCTGGAGTTCGGAAAGCTGTGTCTTCAGATTGTTGATTCGCCTGCTGATTTCGAGGAACTGTAGGTACGACTTGGAGTCGACAATCTTGATTTCGTCTCGGTTCTTAGTGAGCAGGCTGATTGATTTTTCGGTGGCGCGTATCGACTCGTCAAGCTCGTCGACCCGAAGCTTCCACTTCGTGTACGCCTCCTCGGCGCGACCGGCCTCAAGGGCCATCTTGTCGATTCGGTTGGAGGGGATGTCCTCGATGCTCTTTTGGAGGACGACTATCTTCTCCTGCGTGCGGGCGATGGCCTGCTCAAGCGCCCTAGACGCAGACACCGCCGCATTGGCGTTCAGTGGGTCTCCCTCTGCCGCCTTCTTCAGCGCCTCGTACCGCGCCTTCGCCTCGTCAAGGGATGCCGTCGCAATCTTGAGGTCAGCGGCGAACTTGCCGAACCCCTGCGGGTCGAACGTCCCCTTCGATATGGCGTCGAGCGCCTTTTGCAGGCCATCCAGCGCGGACACGTCGATTTCCGGCTTTACGTTGATTCTCGCAAGCTCCAGAAGGGTGTTCTTTGTCTGCTCAAGCTCGTGCTCCTTCTCACGGAGCGTAACCGCCTGAGACATCTCGACGAAGGTCTTCTTCGCCTCTGCCGCACTCTCGCGCGCACCTTTCAGCGCTGTGTTCAGCTCTGTCGCCTGCTGGGCAAGCTCTTGGTACCGCGCGTCCTCGGCGTATCCCGCGTTTTTCTCTACGATGTCAGCCTGTTCCTTCCTGATTTCGACAAGCTGCGCCTCGTATCTGGCGACGGTGTCGGACGCCTCGCTGAAAGCCTGCTCGGCCTGCTGCGACTCCGCGACGAGGGCGCGGGTGGAGCTTGCGAGATTGGCGACCGCCTCGTTCTCGCTGAGCTTGGCAATCTCCTGCTCAAGCAGGTCGACCTGCATGTTCGCGGCCTCGACGGCATCCGCGTAGGCACGCATGGAGTCCATCATCTGGGCTTCGGTGATTTCGCCCTTGCCGCCTGCGAAGCTGCTTTCGAGCACACCCAGCGCTTCCTTCAGGCGGGACGCAGCGTCGCTACCGGCGTTCGCCACGGACTGTAGCTGTTCCTCAAGCTTGGTGATGCCCTGCGTGGCATTGACCTTTGTAGCCTCGACCAATTGCTTGACGACCGCTGCTACCTTGGCCTCCGCCTTCGCGGCCTCTGCCTCAAGGTCGGAGAACCCGGCGAGCTTGTTGATGTTCTGGATTTCGCCGAAGGATTTCTGCCACTCCTCCTTCATGTGGATGAATGCGTACATCTGCTCGTCAGCGGCCTCGACCGAAAGCCTCTGCTGGGCGACGAGGGCCTGCAACCCCTGCGCGAGGGACTGTAGGTCGACGTTGTCATTGTCGAACTTGAAGATGGTGGCCTTGCCCTCGAACTTGGAAATCTCCTCGACGACACCAGCGAGCTTGCTTCGCACCTCGTCAATCTTCGTCGACGTCTCCTGAAGGTGCATCGACGCGCCGACGAACGCGGACTCGTCGCCGGACTCCATGACCTGCTTGTATGCCGCCGCCTTCTCGGCAAGGTCGGCGTGCTCCTTCTGCAAGCTCGTCACGTCGGCAAGCAGCTCCTTGAGCTTGCCGTCCGAGTCGCCGTAGGCGTTGCTCAGCATCTCGATGCCGCTCTTGATGGCCTCGAAGTCCATACTGATGTCGCTGCCGACCAGCTTCTCGCCCATCTCCTGTCCGGCAAGCTTGGCCGACTCCGCGCTGAGGTCGGAGAGCTTCGTGTATGCCGTGGCAAGGGCGGCTGTCAGCCCGTTGTACCGCTCCTGCGCCAGTGCGGCCTCCATCTGGACGTTGTCCATCTCAGCTGCCATCTGTCGGATGGTCTGGGTGGCACCCTCGGGGATGTCGTCGCCAATCTGCTTCATCGCGCGGTTGAGTTCCACCAGACGGGTCGAAGCATTGGTGGCCTGCGCCGCGAACGCGCCGACCTGAAGCTGTGCGGCCTTGATGCTGGTGGGGTCCATCTTCAGCGCGTCGCTCAGCTTCTTCAGGCTGGACTGCGTGCCGGAGATTGCCTGATTCGCGGCCTTGAGCGCATTGGAGAGCTTAGTGGTGTCGCCACCGATGCGGATTGTCAAGCCGCGATAGGACTCAGCCATGACGGCACCTCCGTTCTATCTACATCGGCGCTCCTGCCCACGCGGTAATCTCGGACCATGTGGCCTCGCGCGGGCCGTCGTCAGATTCGCCCGTGCGTGCGTAGGCTTGCAACGTCAGCACCAGCTCGCCCCAGCCCATCTCAAGGATGTCGTCTCGGGTGAGTCCGATGCCTAGCGCCGAATTGCATATCGATGTGTATGGAAGGGTGTCTTCCTTCTTCGACTTGCCCTTCTTCTTTGCTGGTTTACTCGGAGGCAGCGGCTCCGGCTCGAAACAACCCCCGGTCAAGTTCCTCGAAGACTACCTTCGACAGCTCCTTCATGTCAGGGGTCCACTCGTCGACGGACTCGCTCCATGCCGGGAACATCGGGACCGGGTCGCGCTTCACGCCGTTCTTCTTGTCAATCTCAGCCTGCGTGCGGACCATCGCCCAGAGGGCGCGAAGCTCGGCTCCCCAGTTGTCGGCGGTCATGTCGACGACGAACGACGTGATGTTGCCGTTGTCGTCATACTCGATGCCAAAGGCGTTCTCGTCGATTGTCCGCTTGCCGTACACGTCGGCGATGAGGTCGCCCGTGACGCGAGGGAACTTGTCGTTGTAGAAAGCCTGCTCGTAGATGACGAGGGTGCGCGCTGTGCAGCGGTACTCGACAGGACCGTTGCCAAAGTCGATGCTCGGCAATGTAGCCTCCTATTTGGTCGTGTTGGGCAATCGCACAAATAAAAAGCCCGCCTCCTCTTTGCGAGGAAGCGGGCTTTGTGTTCTGGATATTCGGTTGTGAGATTAAGCGGCAACACCGGGCTGAGGCGGCTTGGTGTAGAACGCATCGAACGCGGCATGGGTGTCGCCAGCGTTGGTGCAGTAGCCACCGAGGACCGGGATAGGCTCGCCGTCGACCGTGAAGGTCTTGCCGATGGCCGCGCCCTCAAGGGTGAGGGTATCCGGGTCGTTGGAGTCGGTGGTGGTGTTGTGCTCCTCGGACGGGCGGTTGAGCGTGCAGCCGTACTTGACGCCGCGCAGCACGTTGCCGTCGCCCTCGACCTGATAGCCCATGGCGAAGGTCTTGTGGTCGGCGTTGACCGGCTCGATGCACAGGCCGGAGACCTCGTCGACGATGTAGCCGAGGATGTCCTGCTTGGCCTCGTCGGTCATGTCGGCAAGCTCGATGGAGAACTCGTCGGACGCAGCGCCCGTGGTCATGTAGTAGCCCATGTTGTCGGCATAAAAGGTGTTGGAGCTGTTCTGGGGCGAGAAGCTAATCTGGACAGCACCGGCGAGGGTCTTCCAAGTGTTGGCGATGACGCCATCGGTCTCGATGGCGTACACGACGCGGGAGGCACCAAAACGCACCTTGTTGGTAGTAGAAGCCATGTTAGACTCCCTCCTTTGTTAGTGTGAATGTGAAGGTGTGCATCGCGCAGTTCTCGCTTTCAAGCCAGTCCTCGCGATGACGGTAAGAGCCGAGGGTCGACACGGCCTGCTCGAACTCACGAACAAGGTCTGGGTCGTTCTCCCGGATGTACAGCTCCGCTCGATAGCGGGGCATGAGAAAGTAGTTGTCGTTGTCGGCGTGGAACTCGCCCTTCTTTTCGCGCCTGTACACGAACCAAGGAAGCGGCGGGACGTGGGCGCTGTTGCCGTACGGCCATGCGTCCTTCGTGCCGGGTAGGCCGGTGAGGGACTTGAGTGTCGTGAAGACGAGTGCGTCGTCCGTCATGCGTGCCCCCTACTCCTTGAGCGCGCCGTCGATTGCATCGCCCGCCGCCTCAATAGCGGCGTCAAACGCTGCGGGCGCGACCTTCTCGGCTAGGTGCAGGACGGGCTTGACCGAGCCGCCGCCAACGCGGGCGTGGCCCTTTTCAAGAAGGTGCGTGAGGCCGGAGAGCTTCGCGCTTCCGACTTCGCCGGACGGATGAGTCTCGTCCGTGCTGAGCATGTGCGTCCTGATGGAGCGCGCGTATGCGCCGGACTCTATGGTCTCGCCATGCTTCCTGTACTTCTTCTTGATGTTGTCGCGCGCGTCCGCGCGCCACTCGCGTGCGCCGACGCGGATGCCAGCGCGAACGCCTTCGACAGCGCCGATGGAACCGGCCTGTGCCACCTCGCTCAGGATTTCGCTGAGGGACTTGGCGAACTCGTCGTACTCGATTTCCTTAGCCATCGGACTCGCTCCTTACGCTGCCGATGCGCTGGCCGATTGTCAGCATGCGCATCTCGCCAGCACCGGTGGAGTAGAGGATTTCGTACTCTTCGCCCTCGTAGATGCAGCGGTCCTCGCCCTCGTAGTCGATGGAGCGCACCTGCACCATGTGCTCGTTGCGGATGCCGACGTCGACAGGCTCGGTGTCGTTGGTCATGCGGACTTCGCTTGAGCGGAGGTGCGACATCGCCATGATGCCTATCGTGTACTCGTTGCAGAAGACTTCCCGCTTCGCAGGCTCGCCGTAGTGCCACGAGCCTTCCTCGTCTTGGTACCCCTCTGCCGGGGAGAGGAAGGTGACCATCCTGTTCCAGCGGGACATCAGCCACCACCGCCATCATCGGTGGCCCCGCCGTCGTCGCCCTCGTCCGGGTCGTCGGCGGGGTCGGTGTCGTCTGAGGAGGAGTCGGACGAGTCGCCGTCCGGCTCCTCCGGGAACAGGTACTCATTGGCCTTGCTGTTGAGCAGGTCGCAGAGCGTGCGCTCGTAGGCGGCGATGAACTGCGGCCTCTCAACGGCGTTGTCCATGCCGTAGTAGGCGCGGCAATACATGGCGATGGCGTGCTTGACGAGGGGGTGAGGCTTCTCGTTATCGAGGAGCGCGTCCTTTACTCCGCAGCGGCGAAGGTCCTCGATGGCGGCGAAAATCTCGTCGTCGATTTCCGCGTCGGTTGCGGTGGAGGTGACGCGGACCCGCATCCGCATGTCGTCAAGCAGGCTCATGTCTACACCTCCGAGAGAAGCTGGATGAGCGCCGCCTTGGTGGCGCGGCCCTTGTACTGGATGCCGCGCTCCTTGGCGAGCGCCGTGAGTTCGGCGAGGCTCATCTTGGTGAGGTCCACGGGTTCGACGACGGCCACGTAGTCGGGGAGCTGCGTGAGAAGAACCTCGGCGCGCTCCTCGGTGACCTCGAACGTTTCGCCCTCCTTGCGCCCGCGATGGAGCTTTAGGTCATAGAAGGGCTTGATGACTTTGAGGGTAACCATAGGCCACCCCCGTTACCCAGCGTCGGTGTCGTCGTCGCTGGACTCCTCGTCCTCGTCCTTCGGGGATACGGCGGATGCAATGGTCGTTCCGCCAAGGGCGCGGGCAATGGTGCGGGCCTCTTCGTCCGCGACCTTGTTCTCATCCCGGAGGGCAGTAAGAATGGTCTTCACGGAGACCACCTCCTTCTTAGCCCTGAGCCTTCTTGGTGATGACGACCCAGCCGTTGTTGTCGATGAGCTTGCCGTCGACGGCGGTCAGGACCTTGGTCTTGTTGGTGTTGGTCTCGTGGTCGGTCCAAGAGACGGTGGACAGCGGCATACCGGGCTGGAAGTTCAGCGTGTAGTTCTTGAGGTTGCCGAAGATGGCAACGACGTCGCCGGTGGAGGCTGCGTCGAAGTCCGGGAGCAGGGACACGGGCAGCGTGGTGATGGCGTTGCCACGGATGGAGGGCAGGTTGTCGCCGGATGCGAGGTTGAGCTGCACCAGCGGACGGTTGACCTCGTCCTTGAGGGTCTGGAGGTAGGTGCCGAAGGTGGAGTCTGCAATCAGCCACTCGCCGTCGCCACGGTACAGGCGGTTGAACGCGGGGTTGAAGAGCAGCTTGGTCCACCAAGCCCAGTCGCTCAGGTCGTCGGCGGAAGCCTCGACCACGAGGGCCTTGCCGGTGCCAGCGCCGGAGGTCTGGTCCATGAAGCGCGGGTCGTTGAGCAGGCCGAGCGGCTGCGTGGAGCCGTTGCCGTTGAGGATGGCTTCGTCCATGGCCTTGCCATAGCCCTCGGCGAGGGCGTCGGCGAGCAGGGACTTGAAGTCGTCGCGCATGAGGGCGTCGGCCAGCATGGTGCGGGCGAAGCGGGCCTCAAGCTCGTGCCAAGTGAAGAAGACGGTCTCGGGAGCGCCGTCGTACTGGTACGGGCTGACCTGCTTGTCGTTAATCCAGTGGTAGTCGACGGTGAGGTCTGCGATGGGGACGACAAGGCCACCCGGCACGCGGGACTCGTTGACCTTCGGGTGAATCAGGCCGTACTCCTTGCGGACCTTGACAATCTGGTCGGACACGGAGACGGGGATGGGCACGAGGGCGTTGGAGCCATTGGTGCCGTAAATCGGGAAGGTCGGGTCGGTGACGTTGGTGTAGCCGTCAGCGAAGGACACGGCCAC